ATTTTCTCCTACTACATTGTTAATGGTTTTTTCCGACACTCCACAGCGAAGGTCTTTAATAAGGATACGACGATACCATCCATTCCATTCAGCTTTGGTGGCTGACTGCATCATTTTGGCAACGGTATCGCGAGCAAGGTTGCCTGTGACTTGACGATTAACGAAGCCAGTAATAATGATAGTAAAACTATCCCAAGATAAGCCAGGGCCGTCCGCATCTTTTTTCTCCGGTATTTGTTTAAGTCCAAAAGTCACAGTACTGTCTAAGGCCAGCCTGCAACCTTCAAAAAATTCATTGTTGCCTGCTTCAGCCTGAGCAAGAATGATTGCTTCTTTATTTAAGCGACTACTATGACGCTCAAGATCGGCAATTACTTGATATGGTTTGTCCATTATTCAAAGTCCTTGATGTGTTTGCATTGTCCACGGAATTTAAAACCTGCACAGGTACAGCTAAGACCGTTTTCACTGCGTTCAACAATGTAAACATCGCCCTTGCTGCCTTTTACTTCCCAACGGGGATTTTTAATCACTTCACCAGGAATGGTATATTTGAAAGTGTTTTTGACTTCTTTAAACTGCCTACCCCGGATATCGATCCTAATGGGATTTTTAAATTCTTTAACCGTTTTGGTGCCGGGTGCCACAAAAGCATACATAAGACTCTTGCTGTCATTCAGCAGGTAAACACCGTTGGCAATGTCGTCTTTGTAGTCAGTTGTTTCTTGATAGAATTTCATTCCAACCCCAATTTGTTTTTACAGCCATATTATAGCATAACTGGGATTTATTTGCAAGTAATACTTTGGTATTATTTTAGATCTTCGGGTTTGAGTCCCTGAATATTGAATTTTAACTTTTTTCCAACGCTGATAAAACAACCAACTTCTTTATTGAACTGTACAATGCTGAATGAATCTTCTTGTCTATTGTACAACACACTGATTACCACTTGTTGTTCGTCTTTGGCTGTTTCTTTTAGACCTATCATTATGGGAACTTCTTGAAATTTATCAACTTCTTTTAGGAAATCTTTATAGATAAAACAGTAGGCAGGAAAATCAACTAGTCTACCATCTTGGGCCCAGGACAGCGCAGGTACTAACAGCAGGAGCATTAAAAGTTTTTTCATATAGTACTTATAAAAATAGGGCCCGGGGGGCCCTAGTACTGGTTACGGATTCCAGTGATAGCTTATCTTCTACCCGATTTATTAAATGCTCAGTTTATTTATCACTGCTTGATTTGACTCCAAACTTTTTGCCTAATTTGGTTTTGCAGTGATTCTGGCAAATGTACATAGTCGAGATCTTCACTCATTTTCTTACCATTCTTGAATGCCCAATCAAAAAACTTGATAACTTCTGTGCTGGCTGCTTTATCCGTGGGATCCTTGTACATGATGATAAAACTGGCAGTTGAAATAGGCCAAACATCTTTACCTGTTTGGTTTACAATGCTGATACCCATGCCTGGCACACTGAACCAATCTGCTTTGGCCGCAGCGGCTGCAAAGGTAGTGTCATCGGGATCAACATAAGCACCTGATTTATTTTGTAGTTTCAAATAAGTCATGTTGTTTTTCTTAACATAAGCATATTCAACATAACCAATACTGCCACGCACTCTTGTAACATTGGCTGCTACACCTTCATTGCCCTTGCCACCAACTGAACTGTCAGCAGGCCATTTGACGGCTGCTCCTTTGCCAACCTTTTTAGCCCATTCTTCACTGACACTGCTTAAGTAATCAGTAAAGTTAAAAGTTGTGCCTGAGCCATCTGCACGATGTATCACTGTGATATTTGTGTCTGGTAATCGTTTACCAGGATTTAACTGTTGTAGTTTTGTGTCATTCCACTTGGTAATGTTGCCCAAGTAAATGTCTGCCAGTACAGGACCTGTGATCTGTAGTTCGCCTGGTTTAAAACCTTCTAAGTTAATAACTGGAACAGTGCCGCCGATAATAGCTGGAAACTGTACCTGTTCTAATTTATCTAAGTCTTCGCCTTTTACTGGAGCGTCAGTTGCTCCGAAAGTCACAGTTTTGGCATTGATCTGTTTGATGCCACCACTGCTGCCAATGCTTTGATAATTAAGGTTATTGCCTGTTTGTTTTTGATAAGCTTCAGCCCATTTAGCATAAATGGGATAGGGAAAGGTTGCTCCTGCCCCTGTGATTGTACCTGCTTGTGCTGTAACAGCCAGTGCTGTCAGTAGTGTCAGTATTAGTTTTTTCATTTTTGCATTAACTCCTTGATTGCACAAGTATTTAAGGTCAAAAAGATTACAGAAATATTACAATCGTTTTTTAGCTTCTACTAAGTTATCTCTAAAGATTTCCCATGCTTTTTGCCAAGACCATCTATAACTATTGACATAGACTGTTTGTCTATTCAGCATTAAAGTATCCATTACTGCCTGTTTTAAATCATCATTTAGACAGCCCGTTATTCCTTCGTCTATAACATCCAAGGGTCCTTGACAGGGGTAAGCAGCTACCGGTGTGCCGCAGGCCATGGCTTCTATCATAACTATACCAAAAGTTTCCCAACGACTGGGAAAAACAAATACATCAGCTGCCCTGTAGTAGTCAGCCAGTTCCTTTCCAGTTTTAAATCCTACAAACAAAACATCTGGATATTTTTGTTTGTATTCTTCTAACATAGGGCCATCGCCTACCATTATTTTTTTAAAGTTTTTTAACTTTAAATTAAAAAAATCTTCTAAATTTTTCTCCTTTGATACTCTACTAACGCACAACAAAATGCCATGCTGCCTGCCAACAAAGTTATTGTTACTGCTAGGATAAAAAATACTTCGGTCAACACCTCTAGTCCACGAAATAATATTACCATCAAATCCATGATCTTTTAGTTCCTTTACCATAGAGTCTGTAGTAGTCAAAACTTTGCCGCTGTGTTTATGAAACCAACGAATTAAAGGCCAAGTAAAATTCTCAGGTATTCCAAACAATTTTCTAAGTCCTTCTGGAAACTTAGTATGATAAGCAGTATTGTAGCAATAATTGTGTTTGTCAAGATATTGTCTAAAACGCAGACCAATAGGACCCTCTGTGGCGATATGGATATAATCCGGACAGATCTCCTCAAGTATCTTGCCCACCTTCCTGGGAAAGGCAATCTTGACTTCGTTGTAGCCAGGGCAATTAACATAGCGGAACCGCCCGGGATCAATATATACAACACGATAGTTGTCGCGAACCGCACACGCCTCAATATTTTTATAGGTTGTAACCACGCCATTGATCTGCTCCGGTAAATTATCAGTTATGATCAATATAGTTTTTTGCATTCGGCCACTACCTTAAAACTGTCAAATTTTATCCATGTTTTCATTGATTGAGCTGCCTGTTGGCAAGTCTGCTGATCCGGTAATTGAATTTCTATTCTTGCTGGAACGTCTCGAGGATCGTTTAAGTGTACCGCTATTAATATCAGTATCCACATCGTCGTGCTCCTTGGTCCAAGTTACTATATGCCATGATCCGTCGTACTGCTCCACCAATGCAGTACAACTTTCTACCCAGTCACCGTCATTCATATAAGTGACTTCGTTTATTGTTTTAATTTCTGCGTGATGTATGTGTCCACAAATAACTCCATCAAATCCGCGTTTTTTACAATAGTTTGCCAGGTTTAATTCAAATTGAAAAATAAAGTCCACTGCTCGTTTGACTTTTACTTTTAGAAATTTTGATAGACTCCAGTATCCAAAACCCAACCTATGACGAATCCAGTTAAAACGATTATTAAGGGCCAAAACCATGTCATACGCATTGTCTCCTAAAAAACTTAACCAAGGGGCTAATCTTGTGATGCCATCAAACATATCGCCATGAACAACAAGATAATGTTTTTTGTCTAAGCCTATATGTTCAATTTGATTGCAGACTTCTATATTACCGAAACCTATACCGTAGGGCATAAGGGGTCTTAGAAATTCATCGTGATTGCCAGCTATATAGATAACTCTTGTGCCGCGTTTGGCATGACCTAGTATTCGTCTTATTACATTGCTATGCGATTGTTTCCAACGCCATTTGTTGCGTTGTATTTTCCAACCGTCAATTATATCGCCTACTAGGTAAAGTGTTTCGCAGGTATTATGTTTGAGAAAATTGCTTAAATGATCGGCCTTGCAGTCTTTGGTGCCAAGATGTACATCGCTTATAAAAATACTGCGGTAAGTTTTTTGCATTGTAACAATATTTAAGAACAATATTGTTACAATTCAGTTACAAAGTGATAATTTTCATTTTACTTGCACAGGTCAAGCAAGGCCCCATGCGTTTTTTATCACAGTCCGGACAGAGTTTAATGGTTTGAGTAGTAATGTGACGAGGGAATAGTATTTCCTGCTCATACTTGCCAGGTTTACTGGTGTCTCCGCAGAGTGTTTTTGGTTCGGACATAGATCAATACCTTTATATATGTTTAACGCCTGCGGTTCAAAAAAGTTTACAAACAAAAAGGCCTTGCGGCCTTTTTGGTTATTTTGGGTAAAAAGGCATAACTGCCCCTGGTATGGCTATCAGGCCATTACAGCTTCACGAGCTGCAGAAGCAAGCTTAACGCCTTTTCCGCTGAACTTGAAGCTACCTTTTGTAGATGCTGTTGCATTTACTGAATGTATGCGATTTACGGTCGTCATCTACCGTGCTGTCCACTCTGTTACTCTTTGCCCTGTCGAAACCATTTCATCCCCAGCAACAACACACTATTTCTAATATGCTCTTGGTGGAGATGGGGGCTTCGAAGCCCCGTCCAAGACTCATTTCTCGTTGTATCTTTCCTTTCGGACTTTACAGCAATATTCTTATTTAATCAATCTACGCTTTTGTAAATTCAATT